ATGGCGCGAAAAAGCAGCATTCACAAAATGCACGTGGCGACGCTAATGGCGTTCGAGGAGGAAATCAGGCGCGTTGGGTATGGCCAGAGTGAGCACCTGATTGGATGGTTGCTAGAGCGCGGCGTAAAGGCATCAAAGCAAGACGTAGCGCGGCATGCGCAGGCGTTAAGGGTATCTGATGCAGCCTGCGGTAGGGATGTGGATAGCGCCAATGAGGTGGCGCGTCTGGAGGGGATAAACGCGCTGTATCGACGCCTTGGTGAGCTGGATTATGAGCGTGAGCAGGTCCTTGCCAGGATCCGGATAGAGATAGCGGGCAGCGATGACAAAGGGGCGCACTGAGCGCCCCTTTTTTATGGCCGTTTGCTGCTGATCACTTTTTGGCGGTTTCGGCATTTCTTCAATTTTTACGCAGTTAACTCGATCACTGGTGCTTTTTAAAATCGGCCTTTAAACAGGCTTTAAATACCATGGCGACCTAAGCCAGGGTTGAAATCCCAACCAGGCTCGATGCCATCATCAGAAGCGCTGGTCTTGGCCTTACCGGACGCCAGTATCTTCTGATACTCATACTTTGAAACCTGCCGCACCCCGCAAGTACAACCCCAGCTGTTTGGCGGCATATGGCTGGTCCACCAAGGATCATCGACAGGAAGCACCACGCCATCCCATTTCAGATGCAGCTCACAGGTCTCACGACGTGGGCCAAGCTGGTAGATGAGATAAGGCATGGCGCGTTTGGTGCGCTGGATGCGTTGCCACTGGGCCATCGCTCTTTCAATGCGGATATCCTGACTATGCAGGCAGGTAAGGGCCTCTTTATCAGCTTTGATGTAAACGGCTGACCAGAGCTCGCCAAGTTCTTTACGTGCCTCGTCAATCTCTCTGCGAGAAGTGTGGTCGCACAGTGCTTCCAGTGTTTTGACATACGCAAGGGTCACGACTTCGACCTCTTCGAGGCATGCCAACGCGTGCGCAATTCGGCATTTCAGTATGATGGATTCCTGCAAAGTCAAAGGCTTAACCATCTCACTCTCCTACGTCATGGGAAATGTGGACGACCTGGCCGATGACTTCGAAGGTGTGTTGCTCATGCTTTTTGATCGTCATTGGTGGGTAAATCGTGTTGTCGCTTATCAGCACCCAGGCGTCAGGTCGAACCTGCAAGCGCTTAACCCAGAGCTGGTCATCGTTGCGTACCACGTAGATACGGCCATCAATTGGTCGGGTTCGGCCCAGGTGTACCACCAAGGTTGCTGAGTCGCTGATGGTGGGCTCCATGCTGTCGCCTTTACACCAAACAATTGCCAACTCATTCTCGTAAAAGCCACGCTTTCTCAACCACTTGCGGGGGAATGGCAGGTGTCGATATGGCTCCTGCTCACCCTGGAATGATGCGCCATGACCTGCTGACACTTGCACCTGATAACCAGATATCAACGCGAACTCTTCCATAAACTGGTTTAGATAAACTGCCGTTTGTTCTTCAACCTGCTCTGCAGTGCTTGGCGCTACCTCACTGACTTCAACTAGGTACTCAATACCTGGTCCCTTCACACCGGCTTGCTTTCTTTGCTGCCAGCCATCCCGTCTCGCTTTCTTGTGTACGCCCTGGATCGTGCCGGGCATGCCAGGGAGTGCAGCGATCTCTTTTGCTGACATCCATTGGTTTATCACAAACTCTCCTCAAATAAACTTTGTTTATATAAACATGTAGAAGTTTATTTCTTTGTTAATCAATAACTTGAAATGAATTGACATAAACCTAGAAATAAACCACTTGCAGCCATTTGGTTTATCAATAAACTGGTAATCAGAAGCGGTTAACGGAACTGGTATGAATCCTAAGCCAGAAAGAAGGTGAATGAAATGGAAATGAACGATTGGCACAGGGCGGATGTGATATCCGCACTCAAGAAACGAGGCACGAACATGGCTCGTTTGTCCCGTGAAAATGGCCTTGGTGCCGACACGCTTTACAACGCACTGGCCCGCCCTTGGCCGAAAGGCGAAGGCATCATCGCCACTGCCATCGGCGTCTCTCCATCCGAGATCTGGCCGTCCCGTTATCCCGATATGAAAGAAGCGGTCTGACGGAGGTCGTCATGGAGTGGTTTTCAATCAAAGACGTGATCGGCCTGGTTGGCCTGCCTTCCACCCTCATGGGAGTTCACAAGGTAGCTAAGCGTGAAGGTTGGGTCTCTCGTCGCAAAGAAGGCGTCAGAGGCAAAGCCCTTGAGTTCTCCGTCTCCAGTCTTCCCCCCGTCACCCAAGCCGCCCTGCTGCGCAAGGCGGGCAAGGTCAAGGTCGGCGGCATGACGCTGGATCTGCCAAAAGACGAGCCCCAAGTCCGTTATTGCAAAGAAGCGGTGTGGGATCGCTGGAACCGGGCGAATTCCAAGGCGAAAGAGAAGGCCAAGACCAAGGTGGCCGCCTTGCAGGCCGTGATGGCGCTGCACCGCAACGGTGTGAAGCTGATGGCGGCTTATGACCATATCGCCGCCGAATATGGTGTCGCCGCCGTGAGCCTCCGCCGCGATGCCAAAGCGGTGAAAGGCTTTGATGAGTGCGATTGGCTGGCCGTGCTGGTGCCACAGCACCAAGCTGCCGCCACCGGTGGCCGGAAAAGACGGCTTGCCAAGATCACCCCGCAGGCCTGGGATTTCTTCAAGGCCGACTATCTGCGCCGGGAAAAGCCCAACGCCAGCAAATGCTATGAGCGGTTGGTCTATGCCGCCCGTGAGCAGGGTTGGGTGATCCCCAGCCTGGATAGCCTCAAGCGTCGCCTCAATCTGGAGATCCCGTTCCCGCAGCAGGTGATGATGCGCGAAGGCGAACACGCGCTGATGCAGCTGTATCCACCGCAGGAACGCACCATCGCAGACCTGGAGGCGATGCAGTGGATCAACGCGGACGGCTATCAGCACAACGTGTTCGTGCGCTGGTTCAACGGCGAAGTGCTGCGCCCCAAGACCTGGTTCTGGCAGGACATCTACAGCCGGAAAATTATCGGCTGGCGGTGTGACGTCAGCGAGAACTCCGATTCTATTCGGCTTTCGCTGATGGACGTGTGCCGCCAGTACGGGCTGCCACGGGAGATCACCATCGATAACACCCGCGCTGCGGCCAACAAGAAGCTGACGGCGGGGATCCCCAATCGTTATCGCTTCGCCGTCAAGGAGGATGACCCGGACGGGATCATCAAATTGCTGGGTATCGAGCATCACTGGACGTCCGTGCAATACGGCAAAGGTCATGGCCAGGCCAAGCCTGTCGAACGAGCCTTTGGAGTGGGCGGCCTGGAAGAGTACATCGACAAAGACCTGACGCTGGAAGGGGCTTATACCGGCCCCAACCCGATGGATAAGCCGGACAATTATGGTGAACGGGTCATCGAGGTAGCCGACTTTTTAGCCGCCGTGGCGCGTGGTGTTGAGATGTTCAACGCCAAGGAAAACCGCAATACCGAAGCCTGCCGGGGCGTGATGAGTTTCAACCAGGCTTTCGCCGCCAGCTATGAAAAGGCCGTGGTGCGCAAGGCCACCCCTGAACAGCTGCAACTGCTGATGCTGGAAGCGGAATCGGTGCGCGTCTCTCGCTTTGGCACCTTTGTGCTGATGGCCGGTGGCTCTATTTCCAATCGCAAGAACCGTTACCACCACAAGGCGCTGTTTGAGCACGTCGGTAAGAAAGTGGTGGTGCGGTTTGACCCGCAGCAATTGCACGAGTCGGTGGTGGTTTACACGCCAAACGGGCTGGTGATCTGCACTGCCGAGTGCGTGGAGAAGGTCGCCTTTGGCGACACCCAGCAGGCCCGCGAGCACAAGCGCAAGCGCACCCAGTTCGTCAAGGCCAACAAGGCCGCCGCGCTGGCCCAGCAAGGGATGTCTGCCCTCGAAGCCGCCGCCCTGCTGCCCAGCATCAGCGACGAGCCAGCCCCCGAAACCAAGGTGGTAGAGATGGTGCGCCCGGTGGCGCTCGGCAATGCCGCCCTGGCGGTGCAGCCCGCGCCGCTGGCCGCCAGCCAAACCCAGACCGAACCCGCTCCCGTCATCGACTACGAGGCCCGCTATCAGGCGAGCGTCGCGGCGATGGCCGAGCAGATGAAGAGAAACAGCCTTTAACCGGCGTTTACCCAAGAAAAAAGCGGCCTGCGAGGCCGCCTGAAAGGAGAGTTACATGTCAAACGTAGTCACTTTAGACCAGAACAGCAACACCGGCAGCGACGTGATCGCCCGCGTCAAAGCCCTGCTGGAGCAGAGCACCGTCACTCAGGCGCAGATCGCCAAAGAGATCGGCGTCTCCGGCTCGACCGTCAACCAGCTGCTCAACGGCAACTACAAGGCGGACCCGACCGCCATGGTGCAGAAGCTGGCCAACTGGCTGACCGCCCGTGACCAGCGGGCCGATGCCCCCCGCGATCCCGGCTTTGTGATGACCGAAACCGCCAAGCAGATCATGGCCGATATGGGCTATGCGCTGACCACCCAGAGCATCGTCATCATTCACGGCATCTCTGGCGTGGGAAAAACGACCGCCCTGCGCGAGTTCCAGCGCAACAACAACAACGTCTGGGTGATCACCACCAGTCCGAGCCGCGCCACCATGACCGAATGCCTGTACGAGCTGGCCATGGAGCTGGGCATGGACAACGCCCCGCGTCTGCGTGGCCCCCTGGCCCGCGCCCTGCGCCGTCGACTGCGCAACACCAAGGGCTTGATCGTGGTGGACGAAGCGGACCACGTAGACCGCCCCACCCTGGAAGAGCTGCGCATCCTGGCCGAGGAGGTCGAAGTGGGCCTGGTGCTGGTCGGCAACAGCCGGGTGTACACCCAGCTGACCGGCGGCCCGCGCAGCGAGGACTTTGCCCGCCTGTTCTCCCGCATCGCCATGAAACGCGCCCTGACCAAGGCCAAGAAGGCCGATGTGCTCGCCTTTGCCAGCGCCTGGAACATCACCGGTGCGGCCGAGCTGGACCTGCTGCTGCGCATCAGCGAACGCCCGGGGGCCCTGCGTCTGGTCAGCAAAAACCTGAAACTCGCGGTGATGTACTCGGGCGGCGAACCGCTGACCGAGCAGATCTTGCTGCACACCTTCAACAAGCTGGAGGGGGAGTGATGGCCCTTGGACCCAATACAGACGCCGAAATCAAACGGCGCCTTGCAAAGGAGTTCGGCAACCCCGTCCCGTGGACTGGTCGATTCACCCACATCCACCTGCTGAGCGGCATCAAGGGACGCGAGGTGAGCCGCAGTGATGGCGAGGTGGTGATCGAGAACGAGAAAGGCCTGGCGCAAGCCTATGACGAAGACCAGCTGCACCTGTTCTGGGCGCCGCTGAACCGTGATTCACAAGGAGAAAAGGCATGAACATTCGAACCAACAGCATCGGCGTCATCGCCCAGCGTGTCATCGCTACCCTGCGCAAGAGCGGCTGCCAGGTGCTGGCCGTCAAGGCTGCCCAGGTCCGCCCCATGATCGAGATCGCTTACCCCACCGACGAGCTGAAACGGGACGCGCTCGAACTGAAAGAGCAGGTCAACGGGCTGCGTCGCCGCGCCTACGCCGCCCGCCTCGGCGGCTGCATCGTCCACTGGCACGAAGACCTGCCGCAAGACGACTTCGAACTGACCGGCAACATGACCGCGGTCGAGTACCTGCACCACCGCGCCGCCGGCTTCCCGGCTTAACAGGAGAACACAGCAATGACCACCCAACCGAACAACCTGCGCAAGAACGCCCTGGGCCACTTCGTACCGGAGTCCCTGATCGCCCCGCTCGACCTGCTGCGCGATGACCTGGTGACCCGCCTGTGCAACGAGGCGCACGAAGAGAAGCTGCGCCTGCTGGCCCGCAAGGCCAGCATCGCCCAGGAGATCGAAGCCTTCATGGATCTGTCGGCCGCCGAGTACGGCGTGCAGTACGGCGGCACCAAGGGCAACGTCACCCTCACCAGCTTTGATGGCCGCTTCCAGGTGGTGCGGGCCATCGGCGAGCACCGCAAATTCGACGAACGCCTGCAGACCGCCAAGACCCTGATCGACGCCTGCATCGGCCGCTGGAGCGAGGGCAGCAGCAGCGAGATCCGCGCCCTGGTGGACCACGCCTTCCGGGTCAACAAGGGCGGCCATGTGGACGTCAACCAGGTGCTCTCCCTGCGCAAGCTCGACATCCAGGATGTGGAGTGGAAAGAGGCGATGAAAGCCATCGCCGACGCCATCACCGTGGTCGGCAAGGCCGAGTACATCCGGTTCTATGAGAAGACCGGCACCGGGGCCTACAAGGCCATCGTCATCGACTGGTCGAAGCTGTGAGGCCCGCCATGAGCAAAAAGACCTATCCCCTGAGCATCGCTAGCGTTGGGGCAGATGAATACATCGTCATGTCTCGTGGCCACCACGACATTCACGACTTCATGAAAGCCGTTCGTGCTGATGGGTATGAATATCCGCTTGGAGTGCCAGAGCATCGTTGGGCCAAGGTTGTCCCCGATTCGACTGGTGAGTGCAGCCACATCTTTGTCTTTGTGAAAGAAGGCACTCGCGGCGCAATCCCTGTCACTTACGCATGGGAGGCGTCAAGAGAGGAACGGTACGAAGAGGTGTTCAAGCATGCCTGCAAAACCATGGGCCCCACCTGCAGAGGCTGCCCTGACTGTGGGCCGGTGATGGGTGATGCCACCTATGAAGCGATGTTTGGCCAGCAACAAGATGGAGTTTGAAACCCGCTATGGCCCGCTGTACGTCACCCGCCACGCCTTCCAGCGTTGGGTGCAACGTACTGGCCGCAGCGAACTGGAGATGCTGGGCGCCCTGTCACGGGCATGGCGCCCAAGCAAACGCCAGCTGCGGCGGATCCGGCAGCGCGAGGCGGGATGGAGCCCGCGCCGGATCCTCGAATGTGACCATGCCTACTTCATCTTGAAGAACGGCTCAATCGTCACCGTTTACGACAAGCACTGAACCGCATTTAAACAGGAGCAACACCATGAGTAATCCGGCTTTGAAGGGCGACGAGATCGCCCGTAACCCGAATGGTTACATGGCAATGGCCACCCGCGCCGCCGAACTGGAGCGCGAGGGCCGCTATATCCCCGCCCTGGATCTGTGGGTGATGGCCAAGAAGGCTGCCAAGAACGTCATCAACCAGCACTGGGCCCAGGCCCGCGTCGACCTGTGCATGACCTGCATCCACCGTTTCGGAAAGCGGGAGGCGTGATGAGCATCAGCAAGGAGCAGTGGAAGGCCATTGAGGCCGAGCTGAAAGGCATCTGGGTGCAGGTGAAGTTCAAACTTCATGGGCACGAGATCGCGATATCCCGCTGCCGCAAGAGCGAAAGCACCACGGTGCTGGGTGTGTACATCGATGGGGAAATCAAAGGCTCTTGGATGAAGGAGTTGGCCGATATCGACCCGGCTGACGAGTTCATGAACAAGGTGGCAAAGCAGGTTTTCTTCCACAAGTTCAAGGCCATGTATAGCAAAAAACAGATTGAAACCATGGCCAAGCATAAACGCCGTTTGGGTGCCAAGCGCATGAAGGAGATGTTTGGCGAAGCCCCGGAAAAAGCAGGCTGGACCTATCTCGTTCCCTACTTCGGCAGCAGCACGGCGCTGGTGCGCCAGTTCAAGAAGATCGAGGGGTTGGAGCTGGTCAGCGAGCTGAAAGAGGTGACGGCATGAGCATCAAACCCCGGACCTTCTATCTGGCGGTAGCGCTCTATTGGGCGCTGCTGATCCCGGCTGCCGCCTGGGCGGTGTACGAAATCTTGCAATAGGGAGTGAGCGACATGTCGAACGTGAAATACCTGCTCAACACCAGCGTGGCCGATGGCAAAAGCTCTCTGGAATGCCAACTGCAAAGCAACCCGCAGCAGGCCCTGGACGATGCGCAACTGGCCATCGACTTCATCAATGCCTTCGCCAATACCGAGGGCCAGAAATCCAGGCTGGCCATGCTGGCCACCATCGTCAACAAGGCGCGTAAAGCGCTGAAAAAGTGAAGGGAAACATCATGGTTACACAAGAGAAAGCCGAAGAGCTGGCCCAGAAATATTTGCAGCAATACCTGAACGAATGCGGCCTGGATAAGACCAGTGATGCAGGTAATGCGCTGATGAAAATGTGCAGTGTCGCTGGGGTCATGATGGTCGCAACTGTCGGCTATGACGATGCAGTGCAGCGCATGTATGGGACTGCCTCTTTCATCGAACAAAAGATGGTTGGAGTGAAGTTCATCCAGCAAACGGTGAACTGAGCAATAAGCGAAACGGGGGCCGTTCCCCCGTCTGCCCAGCGTGGTGGCTGGGCACTGATGAGCAGCCGACCGGGCCCGGTCATAACCCACTCCTGAAACCAGTGAGGACGCTATGACCCGAGAAGTGCTGAACAACCTGTTAAACCGGCTCTATGGCGAGATGACCATCGCCCTGGGCTGGAAAGAGAAGCTGGTGCTGCAGCGCCGGTTTATCGCCCTGTCACGGGGCGCAAGAAAGTACCACGCCAACGATATCGCCGGTGATGCCCTGCGCGGCGCCGAGCAGTTGCTGGCAGAACTGGAGGTTGATCGCCTGCAGTGGAATGGCAAGGGGGCCGTATGCACGGTGAATACACGCCACTGATGAAGCCGGGCCTGCTGGAAAAACGGCTGGCCTCCGGCAAAGCCAGGATGGACCCCGAAATGGGGCTGGAGAAGTTCTGCTCTGGCTGCCACGAATACTGGCCGCAAGACACGGCTTTCTGGTCAGCCCGGCATCACCCCCATGCACCGGATGGCTTGCAGCACTACTGCAAGGCTTGCGAGGGGGAAATCGCCGTCAAGCGCCGGGAGGGTAAAGCAGCATGAAGCTGACCGCCTACCAGCGCCGCCTGGTGAATTACGTCAAGGCCAATCACGCCTGTTACCCCAAGCGCAAGACCAAGGGAATGAGCAGGCGGGATCTGGCAGAGCTGGAGCGCCAGGCCGATGACAACGCCATGGCCTGGCTGGACCGCACCGTCCGCCAGTGGCGGGATGGCACCCCGCCCAAGACCAACAAGATTTATGTCGCTGCGCTCTCGGTGAGCGATGCGGATGAGGAGCAAGACGATGATGAATAAACACAGCTGGGAAGCCCTGGCGCAAAAGATCAAGCAGGTTCCTGACTACCGCCACAAGAGCGCGGCCATGTTGGCCGAGGCATTGGGAGAATGTTCTGAGCGGCAGATGCTGAGATGGATCCGTACCCTGACCGATAAGGGACTGATCGAGCCCCGCTCGCTGATCACTTACGATGGGTTGCTGACTGTTCGCCGCATCCAGCGTTATCTGGCCCAGCATCAGGGCACTGTGTACCTGGGTCTGCTGGCTAAAGAGGTCTATGGTGCCGGCAACAATTACTCCTGGCTGCGCTGGCTGATCCAGAAGGCGGTGGCGGAAGGCTTCGAGCTGGATGCCTCGCGCATTAGCAGCGAGACCATCCCCACAAAACTGCGGGCCAAACGCCGCGAAGTTGAGGGCAAGCCACGTTTTATCAGCTGGGAAGAAGTTGATCCCGAGCACCTGCAGCGGTTCGTCGCTCTCCATCAATTCATCGGAGGCCGCCATGCAGCCTGATGCCAAGCGTCTGCTTACCCTGGTTCACGTTGGCCGCCGCGAGTTGGGGCTGGATGACGAGGACTATCGCGCCCTGCTGGAGTCGGTCACCGGATCCCGCTCTGCCAAGGGGCTCAAGGTCGCCCAGCTGGAGGCTGTGATCACCGTCATGAAGGGGCTGGGGTTCAAGGTGAAGGGCAACGCGACGGGCCGCCGTTCGCCGCCCAGCGCTGCCCATGTGCAGGCCCCCGAGGTGCGCAAGCTGCGGGCCATCTGGATCACCATGAAGAATGACGGCCTGCTGCATGACGGGTCTGAGGATGCCCTGGGCAGTTTCATCCGCCGGATGACCGCCAACGCCAACGGCGGTGCAGGCATCAACCGGGCTGAATGGCTCACGTCAGTGCAAGCAGAACGGGTGTTGGAGGCGCTGAAAAAGTGGCATATTCGGCTGATGACCGATGCCATCCTCGCCCGGGGTGACTCGGTACCGGAGACCCTGAGCCACCGGCACGATGCCAAGCCGGGCTATGACCTGATCCGGGATGCTTTCGAAAACCCGGGCAAACGGCCACCGAGGATGATGGTGATTGATGGCAGCAAGACAATCAGCGAACTACAGGAAAAGGGAGAATTGAGGTGAAAAGAAAAGAAAGGATTTGCATGCAGAGGGCGATGGCTGAAGAGGCAATCGGAAAATTGAAGGCCATTCGGCAGCTTTTTGGTGCAGAGGATACCGATGATTCCTGTGATGCTACCGGCATGAGTGATCTCAAAGCATGGAACGAGAAGTTGAAGGATTTTGAGGATTGGCTGTGGGGTGAAAGCCCAATAGCATAATGAACAACCAGGCCCAATAATGGGCCTTTATTTTGGGAGGCGTTATGACGTTATTGATCGGTTTGGTGGTGCTGGCCTGCGCGGTTTGGGTGCTGTTCGATTCACACAAGAAGGGGGCCCGCAATCCGGCTGGGTGGGCGGTGTTCGTGGCGGTGATCTGGTTCATCGCGTTTCCGTTCTACCTCTATAAGCGCAACAAGCTGGCCCCTGCTGACAAGGCCCCCGCGCCGAGCAATCGCTGGGTCGGGTTGGCGCTTGTGGTTGTGCTGGTTGGTGCTACCACCTTCAACGCCATGCGGCAGGAAGCCTTGCCCGCGTGTGCCTCGCCAGAAGTGACCGAGGTGCTGGGCCGCCTGTTGCCCGGTATGGCGATCTCCAACCCGGCGCAGCGCCTGGAAAGCGCCGACTTCGGTGACGTTCGCCAGTGCAATGCCACCGTGGCGGACCGCATCCAACCCTATCGGGTCACCTGGTACAGCAGCGACAAGGACCAGATCATCGTTACCCTGGAGTGATAGCCCGCCCCTTGGGCGCCCTGATCCAGGAGGTTATGATCTCAACACCCAGCCATGCTGGGTGTTGTTTTATCCGGGAGGGAGCGGCCATGAGCCATCGCGAAGAACAGATCGAGATGTTTGGTGAAGCAGTGGGCAAGAACGAGGTGAGCCATCATCTTGACCGCCTGCTGGATGAAGATGCGGAGGCCGCCTGGCCGGAAACCCTGCGGGATCTCTACACCCTGATCGAGCGCACCATCGAGCAGCACCGGAATGATGAATCCCTGTCGGTGATCCTGCTGTCGGAAATCGTCCAGACCTTCGGCGGTGCCCGCTTCTACCTGCCTCGAGGCAAAAGCATCGAGGTGATGGTGCGCAGCATGATGGTCTGGAAGGCCTTCACCGGCAACAACACCTATGAGCTGTCGCGCCAGTTCAAGGTATCGATGCGGGAGATTCAATATATCCTGGCCAGGATGCGCAAACTCGAAGCCCGTTCCCGCCAGCGGGATCTGTTTGCCGGCACGGAACAAGCCGCACCGCCATTAGCCAGAAAGCACGGGCGCTTATATTAATTTGACGTTCGTGAAATTCACGGCAATATGACCCGCATATCACCCCGCACCATATTGAAATAGACAAAGGGCCCATTGGCCCTTTGTTATTTCATGGCGAAATCCGTCGCTCCCAACCATTTACCACGCTCACGCACACTGAATTAAATCCCCTACCTATTCAGGTGTGTCATGTCTTCCATCTATGCCCTTATCAAATTCGAGGAGGGTTGGCGTTCAAAGCCCTATCTCTGCACCGAGAAATACCCAACGGTCGGGTTCGGTTTTCGCATCGGCCCCCAGGGCGCCGATATCAAACTCTATCAATTCACCTTGCCGATGCGGGCCGGTGAAGCCTGGCTCGATGCCCTGATCGCCAATCTGGAAGTGGAAATGCGCCGCGAGCCGCAGCTCGCCATGGCGCTGCAGATCTGTGCGGCTGACCCCGCCCGCATTGCCGTGCTGCAGTCGATGGCCTACCAGATGGGTGTGCCGGGCTTGGCCGCCTTCAAGAACACCCTGCAGGCAGTGATCGAGCGCCGTTGGAACGATGCCGCCGCCGGCATGCTCAACAGCCGCTGGGCCAAGCAGACCCCCGATCGTGCCAAACGCCACGCCCAGCAGATGCGCACCGGCATCTGGGCCCCGGTTTACGGTGGCTGACATGGGCCGCAACTGGCAGTGGAGTTTCGACCATGGCCACGCCAAGCGCCTGGAGCGCGAGCGCGAGGCCGCCGAGCAGGGCATCGCCGAGTGCGATGTCGATCGCACCGTGCCGCTGCATAGCCGCGATGGCACCATGCAAAGCCAGTTCGCCAAGGGCTGGCGCTCGGTCACTCCATCCGAAATCTACGATGCCCGTCACCGGCATCGTTTCAACATCCTCACCACTGGCAACGACAAGGTGGCCGAGCACTGCGCCCGCCTGCGTGCGCTGTTCGCTGACACCGCCAATAAGGAATCCTCATGCTCCCGTTAATCCCCGCCCTGGCCGCGCTCGCGGTGCAGCAGGGCCCCGCGTTGATCCGAGGTATCGCCGGTTGGTTTGGTGGCAGCGAGACTGCCAACAAGGTGGCCGACATGGTCGAGCAGGTCTCCGGCATCGGCCTGACGGCCGCCCAGCAGCAGGCCAGTATCGAAGAGCAGCTCGGCCGCATCACCGACCCGGCCGCGCTGGTCGAGCTGCAGAAGCTCAAGATCGAGATGGAGAAGGAGCAGACCCGCCGCATGGAGCTGCAACTGGCCGACAAGCAGAGCGAGCAGCACGAAACCCAGGAGACCATCCGCAGCGGTGACGGCGCCACCGACACCTATGTGCGCAATACCCGGCCGCTGATGGCCCGCCAGTCCTGGTATGTCACTGCGCTCTATGTGCTGGCGTTCGAGGGGCTCAAGGTCGCGGGCTTTGGTGATGGCGCGGACTGGAGCATGGCCGCCATGTTGAGCACCCCCGCCTGGGCCTATCTCGGCCTGCGCACCCTGGACGGCTTCGCCCCCCATCCCAAGAGCAGCGGCCAGAAGGTGCAATCCGCCGTGACCGGCGCCGTCTCCAAACTGCTGACGAGGCGCTGATGACCGACCTGTTTGACCGTGCCCAGAAAAACGAGCAAGAGACCCGCGACCGCGACCTGGCCAACCAGCTTGCCCGGCGCGTTACCGAAACCCCAGACCAGGACGCCGCCGGCAACCGCTTCTGCCTGAGCTGTGGGGAACAGATTGCCAGTGAAAGGCTGGAGGCAGCGCCCAACGCCGTGCGCTGCGTCCCCTGCCAGAGCTGGCGTGAGCGCGAGGGGAGGCATCGCCATGGAGTTTGACTGGATCCCGAAGTGGTGGGGCGTCATTACCACCGGGGTGGCGATTCTGGCCACCATCGTCATGTTGTGGCTGAGCAAGACCTTTGCCCGCCGCGAAGAACTGAAAGAAGTGAGCACTGCCATGGACGAGCTGACCACCCGCGTTACCAGCCTCGAAAGTCGCGTCGACAACCTGCCGACCCAGGAGCAGTTCTATGAGCTGGGCATTCAGCTCGAAGGGTTACGGGGGGACATCAAGGCCCTCACCGCCCAGCTCAAGCCCACCAATCACCAGATCAATCTGCTGCTCGAACAGCGTTTAAACGAGAAATAAACGGGGGTTATATGACGTCGATGAGAGAATTTGTGGTGTCGGATCAGCGCCTGCTGATCCTGCGCAGCTTGCGGGAAATGGCTGGCTACTCGGCCAACGAATCGATCCTGGATTCGTGCCTGGAAGAGTATGGCCACAGCTGCAGCCGCGATGTGGTACGCAACCACATCCGCTGGCTGGAAGAGCAGGGCCTGCTGACGGTGGATGAGGTGGGCAAGACCTTGGTGGCCAAGCTGACCGGCCGGGGTGACGACGTGGCCACTGGCCAGGCCGTGGTCGATGGCGTCAAAAAACCGCGTCCGGTGTGACCATGAAGGAGCTGCTGATGAAAATGAAAAGCGCCCTGGTGGGGCTGATGCTGGGTGGCCTGAGCATGATGTTGAGAAACGCCAATGCTGACCCCAGCATCACTCCCATCGACACCATCATTCGGAAAGGGGAGCAAGCCCAGCACTCCCGCACCGCCTTCAATGGTGGGCTGCCGTCCGTCAAGCGGGCCCAGCGTCTGGCTAAGGCTAAACGGGCCGCCCGCCGCGCTCGCAGGCTGGGCCACGCATGAAAGCCCGTCTGCTGGATATCGCCGCCATGATGGTCGTGGGCTACCTGCTGGCCCTACCCATCGTTGGCGATCCGGTCCATGCGCTCTGGGGCTGCACGGCCCCGCTCGTTGACAAGCTGCTGGGGTAACCATGAAAGCATGCGACTGTGATAGCTGCCGTAAAAAGCGGGCCGGTTGGGGATATTCACCTTGCAAGGTGATGGCAATCAAACCTACCACGCCACCGCCAAAGAAGCCTTGATGCTGGGGTAACCATGACCACCAAAACCAAGAACACCAAGAGCAAGATCCAACAGCTTCCGGAGGATATCCGCAGCCAACTGGCGGCCATGCTGCGCTCTGGCTCCATGTCGCAGAAGGCCATCCTTGAAGAGGTGAACCAGCTCATCCTGGAAGCCGGCCTGCCGCCGGAAGAGCAGATCAGCCGCACCGGGCTGAACCGTTACTTCAAGCGGATGGAAGAGGCCGGCAGCCGCATGGCGCAGGCCCGTGAAGTGGCCGAGGTATGGACGGCCAAGCTCGGTCAGGCCCCCACCTCCGAGCTGGGTAAGATGCTGCAGGAGTTCGTGCGCACCATGGCGTTCGAAACCTCCATGAAGATGATGGATGCCAGCGAAGGGGAAGACGGCAAGATGATCGACCCCAAATCGCTTGGGCAGCTTGCCTTGGTGATCCAGCGCGTCGAAGCCGCCGCCATGACCAGCCACAAAGTCGAGAAAGAGATCCGCGCCGCGTTCGCCGCCGAGGCCGCCACCGCTGTCGAGAATATGGTGAAACAAGCAGGGCTGACGGCAGAGACCGCCGCCGACATCCGCAACCAGATCCTGGGGATAGCGTAATGAACCACCTGACATCGGCTGAAAATGCCCTGCGCAACCAATCCGCGGCCGCCATCATTGGCGGCCAGTTCGATCCCAACGAGGTGCTGCTGCCCTATCAGAAGCGCTGGATTGCCGACACCTCGCCGCTCAAGATCGCCGAGAAGAGCCGGCGAACCGGCCTCACCTGGGCAGAGGCGGCCGATGCTGCGTTGAACGGCTCGATGGCCGCCAGCGCCGGCGGCTGCGATACCTTCTATGTCGGCACCACCAAAGACATGGCCCGCGAGTTTATCGACGCCTGCGCCATGTGGGCCCGCGCCTACAACTGTGCCGCCAGCGAAGTGGGCGAAGAGGTGCTGGGGAATGAAGACAAAGACGTCCTCGTCTATGTCATCAACTTCGCCAGCGGCTTCAAGATCAAGGCGCTCAGCTCGAACCCCAGCAACTTGCGGGGGATGCAGGGCAACGTGGTGATTGACGAAGGCGCCTTCCACAAAGACCTGGCCGCCATCCTCAAGGCGGCG